CGAGGGCGCGAACCTCAAGGGCGCGAACCTCGAAGACGCGAACCTCAACATGGGCGCGAACCTCAAGGGCGCGAACCTCAAGGGCGCGAACCTCAAGGGCGCGAACCTCGAGGGCGCGAACCTCAAGGGCGCGACGATGCCCGACGGCCGCACGTGGGAAGATTACGCGGCGGATCATCTCGCGGGTCTCTGTGTGGCACCCGAGACCCGCGCCAAGGCGATCGAGGCGTGGGGTGGCCACGCATGGGAGAATTGTCCCATGCACTCCGCGCACGGCGTCACGGAGTCGATCAATATCGCCATGGCGGCGTGGGTCGCATTGTACGATGCGAATTTGCTAGAAAGGCCAGAATGACCGCCCTCGTTCGCTCCGCACGCCGGGCGCCGAATCTGGCGCCCGCGATCATCACTCAAGTAAAGACCGCGTTTGCCGCGAAGAATCGCGCGGCGGCCCTCGTCGGGGTTTTGATCGGTGGTTTCGTCCCGTTGGCCACATACATGGTCGCGCACGTGGGGGCCCTCACGTGGCTCTCGTGGGCCCTCGTTGCGGGCGGCATGCTGTACTCCGCGCCCACCGTATGGCGATGGGTCCACGCGTTCGCGGGCCCGGTCAAGGCAACTGGGTTCGTTGTGCTGCTCGAAGGCATCATGGTGGCCAGTCCCATTCACGGTTTGGGTATCTCTGCCGGGGCCCTGCTTGTCGGGATCAACGCCGTTGCGACGGCATGCGCACTTGCGCGAGGAGCCAGGCCGTGAAACGAAAAGGTTGCTTGAATGCTCCAACCCCAGGGCGTGCAAACAAGACGAACTCGGAACTGATCGACGACGCGCAATCCGCGCTCAAGTCCGTGACGCGCGCATTGCAAAACGTCACTGAGAACGAAGCGATCGATCATTTGATCGCGTACGCGTTCGACGGCATCGGGAGCGCGAAGGGGTATCTCGAAACCGCGCGTCGTCGTCTCGATGATCCGGTGGCCAAGTGATCCGCCTCGGCCCTGACGAGCGGACCTACACCGCGCATTCGCGCGGCAAGTCTTTTCGTTGGATCTCCCGGCTTCACGCGGAATCCTATCTAGTCGACGCGCGGGCCCGTGATTTCCCGAGCCCCATTCGGTGGGGCTGGGCGGTGTGCCTACGTGCGTCGCACCATGCGGCGGCGGTGTTCGCTGTCGTCGCGTGTGGGCTGACGTTGGCAGCGTCTCCGCTGTTGGTTCATCTTGCGCGGCGGCGCTTGCAGGATACGGCCGTCGCGACGCTGACGTGCGCGTGCGTCGTCGCGGCTCGGGTGCATGGTGATTGGTCCTTGGCGTTCGCGTTCGCGTTGCTGCTCGCGCTCAAACCGGAAGGTGGAGCCCTCGCTGTGCCCGCGATCGTATGGGCCGCGTGGACGTCGGCCGTCGTCGCGCCGTTGGCAGTAGGAGCGTTCGTGTACGCGTGTGTGACCGCCTACATATTTGGCCCCCGCCTGGCGTTTCGGTTGTGGCGCGCAATCGTGCAGCCCCATGACACCGACTATGGGCGTGAGCATCAGCGGGGTATGTGGCATCGGCTCTTCGTTGACCTCGCGCTGGTCTCACCGATGTGGGCCGGCATGGCGTTGTGGTATCACCCGGTGGGACTTCTCCCCGCGGTGCTACTCATCGTCGCCCATGCGTGTACGCCGGTGCGGAACGTTAGGACTGTGCTCGCCGTGGATCTGCTCATGCGGGCGGCGTTGTACGGCGTTGCTCCCGCGTGGCTGATTTGCGCGGCGTACCTCTGCGATGCGTGGGTCGTACGACGGCTGATCTGTGCGGGGTTGTACGACACCCCCACGGATGAGCTCGTTCGCGCAACGCTGAAACCTGGACCGGTGTTCACGTAAGTCATAGACCCTTGACCGGGGCCCACGCTGGTATATAGTGGTATCATGGAGAAGCCCCCGGTGACCTCAGTCCACATAGAATCCGAGCGCGTGTGGATTTCCCGTAGCGGCGGCCCGAGCCCCGAGGAGGAGTATGTTTCGGTCCTGACGTTCGCTGAGGTGCGCGCCGCGGCCGAGATCTTACGGGAGTATCTCCTCGCGCAAATGCCTCCGGTGATCGAACCCCCGCCGACGCCCGGTTTGCGGCCGGGGTACGATATTCGGCGGCCACCATTCTGAAACTTGCATCTGGCCCCGCCGTATGTTGATCATGAATACCGCCGAAGCCGAACGTAAGACCAAGCCCCTCAAAATCCGGTTGACTCCAGCCGAGTATGCGAAGCTGGAAGCTCTCGCAGCGTCCGAGGGGGTCACCCTCGGGGCATGGGTATCGTGCCAGATCGCGGCGCGGCGGGCTCCCCGCATGGATCGGCGCGAGGTGCGCGCAGAGCTAAAAGCGGCGCGGCGCCTCGCCGCTGGAGATCACTCGTGACGGGTAAACGTCGACGCCAGCAACGCGCGCGAGCGCGAGCCGCGGCGAAGCGTGAGGCCGAAGTGAAGCTTTCCAGGTATCGCGCCTCCCCAGAGTATAGTGAGATCAAACGACTGGAGGTCCAGGAGTGACGGATTACTTGACGCCCATCACGGTCCAGATGGTTCGAGCGTACCGCCCCGTGCCCTGGTGGTCCGCCGTATGGTGTGGCTCCATCGTCACTGCGGACACAGCGGAGCAAGCCGTCGATAAGCTTCGCTTGCAAATGGATCCTGATACTGCGGGCCGGACCCCGGTCCTGTATTACACGAGGTGTGCGCGATGAGTGCAATAAATGCCGAACGGGGACGGGCCGCGCTGGCCGTCGCTGAGAGCGCGTTCAATGCGTCTTGGCCGACGGTCATGGCCGCGTTGAACGGGCGAGAGGCAGACACCGTCGACGTCCATGCGGCACGCTTGGCCATGTTCGAAATCGAGCAGAAGTTCACCCTGATCTCGGCGGCGCTTCGGCGCTTGTCGGACCCATGATCGCTCGGGCGGTATTGACTGCGGTCGCGTGCGCCGGGGCCTGGGTTGCCATCCTTGGTGCCATGGTCCAGACTGGGGTCATGAGCAAAGAACACGCGAGCATGGTCGGGAAGACGGCTCTGGCCGCGGCGCTGGGCGCCATACTTCCGATGCTCCCGGGAGTGCTCGGTGACAGCGCGTGGGGCCCGCTGGTATCGGCCGTGTTGACCGCAATCGTCCTTCATCTTGCGCCGCCCAGGCCAAAGGCGGACACATAAACCGCCTCGGAAACCTTCTGATCTTGGGCGTCGTATCCTGGTTTGTCGCCCAAGCTGTGGCGCTGGAGGTAGTCCTACGATGGAGACGGCAGAGAATATCTGTGAGGCCCTGAGAATCGCGGCGGACGAGTCCGCGGACGAGTCCGCGGTCGAGGCCGTGGATGTCGCCACGCGTGTGACCCTAGTCCCGGTCGGTCTGAAATTCGACGGGGGAAAGATCCCGTGGGAGCTCATCCCCGAAGATGCCATCGAAGCCGTGGCGCGCGTGTTGCAGTTCGGCGCCAAGAAATATGCGGCGCGGAATTGGGAGCGGGGGATCGTTTACTCGCGATTGTACGGCGCCATGAGACGGCACGGCAAGGCGTGGTTCCAGGACCGCGAGGACTTGGACCCTGAGACGGGTTTGCCTCATCTCGCACACCTCGCCTGTGAGGTCCTGTTTGCGCTCGCGTTTGAGCTGCGGGGCCAAACGGAATTGGACGATCGACCGCATGTCAAATCCTGCAAGCCCGTGGGATGATCTCCCGCCGTACGAGTCTGAGCGTATCGCCGCGCTTCCGTTCGACGAGATGATCGCGGCGCTCTGCGAGCACGCCCCGAAGTCGTCCAGCGGCGATATCGTCGCCGAACTTGGGAACAGCGTGACGAAACGCGCCGTGCGTGAGGCGCGCGACAAGTGGAAAGCCGCGCGTACGCCGGGCGAAGAGAAGCCGTTCGTCCCGATCGTGCCCACGCGCGAGGCCATCATCGAAGCGATGGGCCGTGCCATCGAAGCACGGAGCGCAGCTGAGGTCATGCGTTGGGCGAACTCTCTTGTCGCCCTCAGTCGCGCCGGTAACGTCGACGCCACGCCGGAAACTACGGAGGAGTGGGACCGGCTTTCGGATATGGAGGCCGGCGTGTTGATCGCCCTGACGCGGAAGCTGAACGGGGAAACCCTCACTGCGGCTGACGACGGATGGATAGCGCGCCTTCGGTAGTCAGCGCCGATCGCGAGGCAGTGCGCCGCGCCGGCTTCCCTGCGTTCCTGGAGCTTGCGGGGCCACACGTCCCTGGCATCCAACGCTATGTCAAGGGTCGCCATCAAATCGTGTTGGCCGAGCAGTTCGCGGCGCTTGTCGCGGGCGAATGCGAAATCTTGTTGTGCAACGTCCCACCGGGGCACATGAAGTCCACGATCGGGAGCGTCATGGGCCCGGCCTGGCTATGGTCTCAGAACCCCGCGTATCCGATTCTTTGCGCGTCGCATTCTGACACGCTGGTCAATCACTTGGCCGATACGACGAGGGGTCTGTTACTCTCGCCGTGGTATCGGGACCGGTGGGGGGAGATGGTCGTCGACGGCGGGGCGAAGAAATACTTGACCACGTTCGCGGGCGGATACCGTCTCGCCGGCACGGTGCGCGGAGGTTCACTCATCGGGCGGCACGGCGCCATGTTCATTGTGGACGATCCGCTTGACCCGAATGCTAACGATTCCGTCGCGGGCAAGAACCTCGACAACGCGAAGTCGTGGTTTCGACAGAAAGTGTTGACCCGCGGCAAGATCAACTACCCGCTAAAAGTGGCGCTGTACATGCAGCGTCTCCACCTGGAGGACCCGAGCGGATTCCTGCTCGACGCGTACCGGGACGAGCCCTATTTCCGGCACGTCAATCTTCCGTACTTGTTCGAGCCGGATCGGAAGAATCGTTTCGACTGGCGCGCACGCGCGGGGGAGGAGCTGTGGCCCGAAGCAAACAAGCGCTCGGAAATGCAACGCCTCGCCAAGGGATCCGGCGGAGAGCTGGGCGAGGTATTCCGCTCGCACGCGCAGCAAGATCCGAGTTCGGGGTCAGACAAGATCTTCGACGCCCAGCATTTCGGAGACTTCGCTAACGCGCCGCGCCCGGAGGATTGTGTCCTCGTGATCAGTGTGGACCCAACGTTCACTGGGAAGCACACCGCCGACGATGTTGCACTTGAGGTGTGGGGATACTACTCGGGGCATTTCTATTGCTTCTATTCGGAGCACAGCAAGCGCGGTTTCGCGGCGACCGTGCAAGCGATCCAAGTCCTCCGCGCGACGTGGAAGGCCCATTACATCTTGGTGGAGGAAGCGGCCAACGGCGCGGCGATCGTCGAAACCCTCAAACCCAGCATGCCCGGCGTGCTCGCGATTCCTGTGGCGGGCGGCCCATCCAAGGCGAACCGCGCTCGCGCGGCCTCACACCATTTCACAGCTGGCGGCGTACATTTCGACAAGAACGCCGCATGGTACCCGGAGAAAGCGCGCCTCCTGTTACGATTCACTGGGCTCGCCGGGGGCATTGACGATACCGTCGATACGACTTCGCAGGCGATCTTGTGGCTTGCGGCGCAATGTGGGTCCATGGCTGGCTTTGACGATGCCATGGCCGAAATCGGGCCAGAGCTTCGGGCAGCTGGTTTTGGCCTCGACATGGGGCTAGCCTAGAGCGATGAGCCTGAGCGAAGTATTCGTCGACGTGACCGAGCGGCTGGACAGCTGGCTCAATGTGGCAATGGGTTTTGGCGGGGTATCCGACAAGATCAAGGCGACGCGATTCAGTGGCCTCGTTCGGCGTCTTCCAGATCCGGAACTCACAGCGATGTATCGGGCCGAGCATCTTTCGGCGAAGATCGTCGACGTGTACCCAAAGGAGGCATACCGCGAGGGGTTCGAGCTTACCGGCTTTGATACGGATGGCGCGGTCGTGGGGGATGATGATACTGAGGAACAAATCTCGAACGTCCTACGCGCGTGGCAAGTCGTACGCCTCGCGCGCACCGCGGCAATCTGGGGACGATTGTATGGTGGTGCGAAAGTTTGGCTGGGCTCTCATACGGCGGATCCCGCGACTCCATTTGTCATGGGGGAGCAGATCGATTTCCTCCGTGTGATCGATCGTCGCTACCTGACCCCGCGTCCATGGATGCTCGACGCGTTGGGGAATCCGACCTACTACGACGTGACACCCCCGGAGGGGGGCGGCACCGCTGGCCCGATTCACGCGTCGCGTCTCGTCTCGTTCGGCGGGTCGTTGACCGATGATCAGACACGGGTCACACAGGGCTTTTGGGATGATAGCGTCCTCCAGCGTGCATACGAGGCGTTGCAATCGGACGGCCTCGTGTGGCGTTCGGCACAACAGGTCATCTCGGAAGCGTCGATCGGCGTGCTGCGTATCAAAGGCCTCTACCAAAGATTGACGGGCCCCGCGCGGCAAGTGATCGAAAATCGTCTCGCGTTTTTCAACGCGTCGCGAAGCGTCGCGCGGAACATGACGCTTGATTTTGATGGTGAAGATTACAAGCGGGAGAACACTACGTTTGCGGGTCTCTCGGACATCACGCGTGAGGGCTTGCTCCGCGTCGCATCCGCGGCCGAAGTCCCGATCGCGATCCTTCTGAGCGACGAGCCGGGTGGGCTCAATGCGACGGGCGATAGCTCGATCCGCTGGTGGCTGATGCGCGTGCACGCGTATCGGACGGGCGAGCTCGATACGCCCACCCTGTACCTGTGCAAGGCCGTACTTGCACAGGCAGAGATCTCGGGCGTGCGCGTGGAAGCGATCGATCGGCTGACGATCAAGTGGCCTGAACTCTGGACGCCGAACGCGACTGAAGCCGCAGACATCAGGTTCAAAAATGCGCAAGCTGATGATATCGACATCCAATTGGGGATTATCACGGCGGACGAAGCGGCGAAGAGTCACTACGGCAAGGACGGTTATTCGCAAGAGATCACGATCGATCGCTCCATGCGAATCGAACCGGATGAGGCGGAGCTCGCGCGCGCCGCGGCCGAAGGCGAGGGCGGCGGCACTGGACCTACGGGTGAAACGGCGCCAGTGGCGAAGCCGGGCGCGGGCCCCGTGGGAGAGAACGTACAACAGCAGGTCCTCAACGGAACGCAGGTCTCATCCCTCGTTGACATCGTCGCCCAGGTGAGCGGCGAGACGATCCCACGCGACGCGGGCGTCCAGATCATCATGCTTGCCTACCAGGTGGACCAGCCCAAAGCTGAAGCCCTCATGGGTTCAGCGGGGAAAGGGTTCAAGGCGAAGGAGCCCGAACCCGCCGCGCCATTCGGCAAGTCCGGCGCGCCTCCCCCGCCGGATGAGGCGGAGCTCGCGCGCGCCGCGGCCGAAGGCGAGGGCGGCGGCACTCCGGCGAAAGATCCCAAGGAAGCACCCCCCGGACAAGACCCCGCGGCGCCACCGAAGGACGAATAGGTGCGCGCACCCAGTCGCCCCGCGACGGTGCTCCTGTATCGTCGGCACGGCCGCAAGCTTCCGAAGCCGGGCACTGTCCGCGCGCCGGTGCCGAAGTCAGACCTATTTGAGCGCGAGTATGGGCAGCGCCTGACGTCCATCGTTCGTGCGTGGAGCGATCATGTCGAAACGTTGGCGCGCGCGGAGCTCCGGGCCGATGCTCTAGCCGATGACTTGCGTGCGGCGTTTCGAGCGCTTCTGCGCGCGAGCGGGCTCGAACCGTGGCTGCGCCGGAGTGCGCGTGGCGTGGCCACGCGCCAGGCAAAATATGTTGAACGCGTTGCGAACATTCCAGTAGGCAACGCCGTTCCCCAGGCGCTCTTGGAGGAGTTTCTGCAAGACAACGTGAGCCTCGTGACTAACATGGCCGAACGGCAGATCCAACAGATCGCCGATATCGTGCGGCCGGCACAGGCCGGGGGGCAACGCTGGGAAGAAGTTGCAAAACAGATCCAAGAACGCCTGAGCGTAAGCGAGTCTCGCGCGAAACTCATCGCACGGGATCAGGCCAACAAATTCAATTCGGCCATGCAGCAGACAACGCAGACCGCGGCCGGCGTGGAGGAGTATGAGTGGACTGTCGCGGGTGACTACGCCGTGCGCGGGCGCCCCGGCGGAGAATACGAGGACAGCAAGGAAGATCATTGGGTATTGAAGGGGCGGATCTTCCGGTGGGATAATCCGCCGCTGATTCCAGGAACGAGCGAACGCGCGCACCCTGGCCAGCGTATTCAATGCCGATGCACGGCGCGCCCCGTGATACGGGACCTGTTCGACCAACGTCCCGCGCCCGAACGTCCCGCGGAAATTGTCGCTCAGGAACGGCGCTACGGGTTCAGTGCTCTTCCCCCCACTGACGCGGGATTACCGGGGCCCATACCGTCTGATCTAACGCGGGGCGGGATCCTTCCATTCCGCCCGGAAAGTTTTGCTCATCTACGCGCGGGCGGGGGTGTGAGTGCCGCGCTACCTGTGACTGTTCGAGTGTATCCGGACAATTCCGTTTTCCCCAGTGACGGTCGGCACCGCATCAGCATTGCACGCGAGCGCGGCGAAAAGTTCGTCACGGGCAACGTGGAGACGGTCGGCCCGCGTGGCGGTATTCGCTTGCGGCGTAACGTGCGCATCCCGATATGATTACGCTTGCTGATGCCCAGCACGAGGCGGCGCACATCGTAGTGGGTGTGGCGTTGGGCCTACGCCTCCGGCGCGCGTGGCTCGGCGCCGAGAAGCATGGCATTTATGAATACCTCGGTATGACCGAGTGGGAGCCGCGCCCTTGGCCGCGCGAGGCGGGGTTGCTCATGACCGCGGCCGGCCTCGCGTGGGAGCGGCACTGTGGGGACCTGATACACGCGCGGTCTGACACGTCTGAGCTCCGGCGCGCGGGCGTACGCGGGAACGCGCGCGTGCGTGTCCTAGAGCGGGCAGCGTGGGCCGTACTTATGTCCCGCCATGAGATACACACCCGGGTTGCCCGGGCCTTGCTTCACGGGCCACTGACCGCCGCGGATATCGCGATCATGATCCGGGGGTCCGCCACAGACGTGTAGGTGGGCCCCATACCTATTTTAGGAAATCGTACATATGGCACTACCGCTGAGACATTTTGCACCGTATAACCAGGGCATGAGGCACGAGCGAGAGACGATGCCACCGACGGCCGGTGAGGCCGAGTCGGTGCGAGAGTTCGAGGCAGAGGTCAAGCGGGACGGCACGGACTATTACGCGCATGGGCGCGTGGTCCTGCGAGCGATCCGGCGGGGCCGGGTTGTAAAGTGAGGGCTCGGTTCGTCTGGGCATGGTGGCGCCTGCTCGCATTCCTGCTCGCACGGTATGAGTTCATCGACGTTGATGGGCCTTACCTCAGCCGGTGGCATTTCCCCCGATGGCTCGCACGCGTATACGGCGCCCGGTATCTTTTTCTGCACTACTTCCACGATAGCGACGATGATCGGCGCGGTTGGCACTATCATCCCTGGACGTGGTGTGAGAGCCGACTCTTGACGGGGGCCTACGTCCAGTCCACCCCGTACTTTTGGCGGGGCGAATGGTGTGAGGCATGCCAAGTATTCGTAGCCGGACAGAGGAATCGTTTGACCGATGAGTATCACTTGGTCCAGTTACTTCGTCGGCCGGTATGGACGCTGTTTCGCGCCGGCCCGAAGCATGGTCGATCGTGGGGGTTCATGAATTCACGCGGCGAGAAGCGCGCCGCAAATCCTGGAGGTATGCAGTGAATACGACGGAAATCACACCCGGCCCCCGGTATACCGGGACTAAAACCGAAACCATCGTCGCCAGCGTGGAGGCACACACACGAGCAGGATACGCCGCGGAGTCTGAGCCATATGCGCGCGTACTCCGCGCGTGCACGGGTGGGGGTCTCATGCCCGATGACACCGCGCCCTTTTCGAAACTAGGTCCAGTCGCGTGGATCTGCATCGCCGTGATCTTCGCCCTGCCCCTTGGGATGATTCTGGGCGCTGGCGCCAAGGTCTGTGAGCCCGCACCGATCGTGGGGCCCCGGTGATTTACACCGCGTCCGAAGCTGCACTGGGGGAGTGGCGTCGCCGGGCCTCGCGTTCGATCGACACTCAGCGAAAGCCAGACGCAATCGCCAACCCCACGTATTGGTGTAGCGGTTGCGAACCGCCGGGACTCGGGAGACGTGCGGAATACTTTGCCCAGACGGGGGACCCGCATTTTTTTGTCCTATGCCCACACTGTTGGCGGGGACTACCCAAGGCTGTGCGCTCGCAATACGCCCGGAAATAGCGCCGACTTGCGCGTGTCTGCATTCTGGGGCACTCATATAGGGTGAGCCTTCGGTATTGTGAATCGCGCATCGATGCCGCGGAGCGTACGCCCGGCGGCCTCATGCGCGTTACTGCGTACCCCACGCGGACCGGCGTATTTACCTATAAGCGCGCCGACGGGTCCGAGGTAAAGGAACTCCGGCACCCTGACGAGGTTTTCCACGCGGATTCGCTCGCGAGCCTGGAAGATGTGCCGGTTACGCTCGGACACCCCGCCGGCAACGTCACCCCGGCGAAGTTCGCCGCGGTAACCGTCGGCCACGTCCGGGCGGGGTCTGTTGCGAAACACGATGATGGCCAGCGCGTGCGCGCGGGCATGGTGCTCGGTCGCCAGGATGCTATCGAGGGCGCTGAGCGGCGCACGCATACCGAGCTTTCCGGCGCGTACACGTGCAAGATCGACGCGACCCCCGGTGTATACGAAGGCCAGCGGTATGACCAGGCTCAGACCACGATCCGTTACAACCATGTGGCCATGCTTCGCCCCGGTGAGGGGCGCATGGGCCGCGAGTGCCGACTTGATGCAGCCGGCGAAGAAATCCAACACATCGACGCTCAGGAATCCGAACCCATGAAAATCACGATCAACGGCAAGACGTACGAGAACGAGGTCGAGGCACAGGCCGCAATCGCGAAACTTGAGGCGCGTGGGGACGCGGCCGAAGCGTCGGTCAGAACGATGACCGAGACGGTGGCGCGACACGACGCGGAAGCCGCGAATGCCAAGCATGCGGCGCTCGTCTCGAAGGTACGGACCGTCATGGGCGCAGACTTCGCCGTTACGCGTAAGGATGCGGCGGGCGTCGAGTCGCCGCTCTCCGATCGCGAGCTCCGCTGCGCTGTGATCAAGCGCGCCGATTCGAGCTTCGATGACAAGGGCCGGGACGAGGTCTATGTCGAGGCGCGTTTCGATGCGACGTTCGCGACGTCCAGCAAGGCGCACGACGTGATCGAGGCGCTCAATACCCCGCCCGCACCGCGCGCGGATTCGAACGACGACAAGAACGGCCCGCGCGCACTGTACGAAGCGCGCCTCGAAGCAGCCAAGAAAAAAGGCGTTTCTCTGTAACGTCCAACAGGTCCCCCGAAAGTCACGACCATGCAAAGCACTCAACTCGCACAGTTCCCCGAAGCCCGCGCCGGCCAGCTCATTGGCCCTATGGGGCAGTTCACGATCGATGGCCGCGGCGTGGCCGAAGTCGCCCTGAACGGAGGCCTGTTCGCTTGCGTCGGTTCGGCCGACGGCCAGCGAAAGCTCCCGACCACGGCGAACGAAGTCACCGTGACGGGCGTCGGCTTCGTCTGTCTCGACACCACGAAAGGTAACCAGGAGGACGGCGTAGAGTACGAAATCGGTGATGCGGTTCCGCTTGTCGAGCAGGGTCCCGGCATCGTCGTGCAGTCCGCCGAGCAAATGGCGAAGGGCGATAACGTTTATGTTATCCACGCGGTGACGAACCGTGGCAAGGTCCGCAATGACGCTGACACGGCGAACGCGGCGCTCCTCGCCGGCTGTGTCGTGAAACGTGCGCTTTCGGCGACGCTCTGTGTCGTCGCGCGCGTTGGCTACGCGGTGCAAGGCGCGACCGGCGCGACCGGCCCCACGGGTCCGACTGGCCCCACGGGTCCGACTGGCCCCACGGGCTAACCCCGGCAACATCAGGATTTAGAAAGACTCCCATGCTGAAACTCATCAATACCCCCGCATTCAAGAATCACGAGCGGTGTCTTGCCGAACTCGGCGTGCTGTACGAAGTCAGGGCCGATGGCACCGTAGTCGAACGCGCGGATGCGGCCGGCGATACAATGCACCTCGCGCGCGAGCTCGAATTCACTTCGGCGCAGACGACCGAAGTATTGACGGACCCAATCAAGGGCCGGCTGTTCGTGGACTTCACGACCATCCCGGACGGCGCCGAGACGTTCTCCTACGATATGTGGGATCGACTCGCCATGGCCGAGTGGATCACGAACTACGCGAGCGCGGTTGGCGCGGCGGACCGCTTCAAAAAGCGCTTCTACAAACCGATGTATGACTTCGGCTCGTCCTACCATTGGTCGGTGCAGGACTTGCAGAAAGCGGCTTTCGCGCGTACCAGCGTGGACCGCGAACGCGGCATGTCGGCGCGCATCGCGCACGAACAGTTCCTGGACAACTTGATCGCGGTCGGTGACGAAGACCGCGCGATCGAGGGCCTCACGAACAATTCGAATTTCCAGGAGGTCCATTCCCTCGTGGGCGAATGGGATCCGACTGACGCCGAGCCCGACGACGACGCCGAATACTCGGCGCGTTCTGCGGCCCTCGTGAACGATCTGCAACGCCTTGTCGACGGCGTTGAGCAGAACTCCGCCGAGAATTTCAAGGCGGATTTCATCGCCGTGCCGCTCTCGTTCAAGCCCCTCCTCAAGCGCCGCTTTTCCGCTACGGATTCGCGTTCGCGCGAGAAGGTGTTCCTCGAGAATCAAGATGCGGACGGCCCGAAGGTGATCAACTACTGGAAGCGCCTGAATACGGCCAGCGAAGCAGACGGCCCCAAGGCGATCGCGTACAAGAAAAACCGCGCCGTGCTGGAGTTCATCCTCGCGTACGACTTCCGCGAGCTCCCGCCCCAGGTCGAGGGCTACACCTACCAGATCCTGACCTACGCTCGCGTTGGTGGCGTGGTCGTGCGTTACGCGCTTGGTACGGCGTTCATGGACCTGGACGAGGACCTGACCCCCTAACCCAAAGGTTCGCCTGGCGCCGGTTGTAGTTCCTCCGGCCGGCGCCAGGCGTCCAGCTTGGAAGCCCATGAAATTCGTCGTTCGAAATCACCGGGATCGAAAAAAGCTGACGCTGTCAGCCGCTCATTCTGACACTATTGAGGCGTCGATCACGCTCACTCTCACGGGCAAGCGAATGATCGAACTCTCGGATCGTCTCTGCGAGAAGTATGCCGAATCGATCGAGCAATACGTCTCTGACGGGGCGCTGATCCCGCTATTGTCCGAGTAGGGCGGCGCCGTGACAGCGGCGGAGTTCGTGACAATTCGGGGTGAGTTCACTGCGGTCTTTCAGCGAGACCCCGCCCGGATTACGGCCGCGCTGGCCGCGGCCGAACGCCAGACGGACACCACGATGTTCAAGGATGATCGCGGCGAAGCTGTGATGTGGCTCGCCGCGCACATATTGGCCGCGGACCCGCTTGGGAAAGACGCGCGCATCATCGGCAAGAAAGCGATGCCGCTCGAAGCGGGAACGCTGTACCTCCAGGAACGCGCGCGTCTCGAAGCGCTTTACGCCACGGCCTACGGCATCGGCGCGGGGAGCGAGTAAATGGCTGGCGGAGTCCGCGTGCGTGATAACGGCTGGCGTGCGCTCCGCGCACGGCTCGCCAAGGCTCGGCCGTACGTCAAGGTTGGCATCTTCGGAGACGAGGCCGCGGCCAAGGCGAACGACGCGACGCGCGCAACGGTCGGACAGATCGCGAATGCTCACGAGCATGGGCTGGGCGTACCCCAGCGCTCTTGGATGCGGGGCACTCTCGACGCGAACAAGACCGATATCCTGACCGGACTTCGCCGCGCGGGCGCGGCCGTGTTGAAGGGCGCGAACGAACTTCAGATCCTTGCACGGGTGGGGGTCCATGTGGCGGGCCTCATGCGGCAACGTATCTCGTCGGGTATTTTGCCGGCGTTGTCGGAGAACTACCTCCCGCGAAAGCTCGCGAAGTATCCCGGGGCGACAACGCCCTTGATCGCCAGCAGTCAAATGTGGGGCGCGATCGGATCAACGGTCGAGCAAGGCGGCACCAAGTGACCATGGTGTGGGCCGATCTAGAGCCGGCACTCTCGGCGCTGTTCGCCCGCATTGCTACGGTACCAGGGTCCCAGCCCAGTATCCTCGGGAGTCTGAGCCCTAGCGTCGTGCGTGCGCGCTCGCTTACGGGACAATTCCCGGCACCGTCGAGCCCAACCACGCTCCATTGGCACATCGTCAAGGTTAGCGGCGTGGGACGTGACGAACTCCGCGAGACGTACGATCCCGATGTTGCGATCGACGGGGATACGTTCGAGCCTGACCCGGAAGATCCCGAGGCCCGGCTTGGGGGCATCATCGAATCCGTGCACGGCCAGCGGGACTTTGAGATCCAAGTTCGCGTGGAGTCCCCGAATCAGAGCACGCCAGCGTCGGAGCATTTCAGGGCCGTCGTTGACCGCATGCGTCTCCCGAGCGTTCGGGATGAGCTCGTAGCCACGGGCCTCGCGTACCGCGGGTGGGAAGAGATCACGGACGACGAATACGACGGGGAGGATGGACGCGCCGTGTCGGTGTACATCGGGCGCCTCTACTTCAACGGCGCGTCATACGCCCAGGACGCACCTATTACGACCATCGAGCGAGCCAAGATCAACGGGGTGATTACGCCCTAAACTGGCGCGGCAATCGCGCCGTGCTACGAAAGAAATAAGCCCCATGTCCCTGAACGATTTTTCCACGGTCATCGTTGCGAGTGAGGGCCCTGCCCTTACGCAGGTCGGTTTCGGTACCGTTGGTATCGCGGCATACATTCCGTCGGCGGCCCTGGACGGTGATCTCTCCCGCGTCGTTACATCCAAGTCCGACCTCACCGGTTCGCCCGTTTCGTTGCCGTCGAACCATCCGGCCGTGCTCGCGCTCGAACGCGCCCTCCAGCAATCGCCACAGCCGAACCCGATCAAGATCTTGCGCCTGGAGAATGCAGCGACCCCGACGATCCGCGTCACTCCAAATTCATTCAATTCGACTGTATATTCGATCACGATCGAAGTAGTGGGCGAAGACCCCGTCGACATCTCGATCACGTCGGATACGGGTTCAAGCGTCGACGAGGTCTGTGACGCTCTCCAAGCCGCGATCGAAGATTTGCAGGATACGGGCGAGCCTCTGGAGGACCTCGTTTGCACCGCCTCCGGCGGAACCGCGACGCACCTCGATCTTTCGATGGCCGAAGGCGAGTGGTTCTATCTTCGCGATTGGCGCCACGAACGTCTCGAAGTTGAAGATCGCACGACCGACCCCGGCGTCGACGCGGATCTGTCGACCATCTACGACGCGGACGCGGATTTCTACCATCTCGCGAGCGCCTACAATTCGAAGGCGATCACCAAGGAAATCGCGGATTGGGCTGAGACTCGGCGCGTCCTCTACTTCACGAACACGTCCGACACGAATGCTATGGATGACGCCGAAACGGGCGATATTCAATCACAATTGGACGCGGTCAGTTACAAGCGGACCATGTGCATTTTCGACAAGACTGGCACGGACGGATTCGCTGGCGTTGCTTCCGCGGCAGAGCGCGCGCCATTCGACCCCGGTGCGCCGCCGAATGCAGGTGGCGACTTCAACGCCAAGCCCCTCGTGGGCGTGCGCGCGAACGGTCTTAGCCCCGACCAAAAGACGAAGCTGCGTGATAAGGGCTACACCGTGATTGAGACCACGGCCGGGCGACACCACACGCTTGGTGGCGATGCGGCCGGAGGTAAGCCGATGGATCAGACCCGGTTCGAGGATTGGTTCGCGGTACGTCTGCAAGAGGATATTGCAGCCGTCACGTTGAACTCCGGAAAGATCCCAATGAGCCAACGCGGTCTCGCACAATACGAGAGCATTTGCCGTGCGCGTATCGCGGCCGGTATCACGGCCGGCGGCATCCTGGCCATCGACAAGGACGGGAACGAGCCGACGATTTCGATTCCAACGCTCGCTCAGATCTCGGACAATGACCGCGCGGCACGCGTGCTTGGTGGCCCGGGTATCGTGATCGACTTCACCTATTCCGGCGCGATCCGTCATGCAAACGTGTCGGTCTTCGTCAAGCTGTAAGGATTCGCCATGACCACCAAACACTACGACCCCGATCAAGTTCAGACGCTCTTCAACGGTATCCTGCTCGAGGGCTTCGCGGAGGACTCGATGATTGACATCGAGTGGGACGTGGAAGCGTTCAAGCTCGTGCGCGGTGTCGACGGCGGTATCACCCGGTCCAAGGTGCTCGGACGCACCGCAACTGCGACGATTCACTTTATGCAGTCATCCCGTTCGAACGGCGTATTGACGGGCATCCACACGCAAGACTTGCTCTCCCCCGGAGGCGCGGGCGTGGGCCCATTCATGTGTCGCGACGGCAACGGGGCTAGCCTGTTCGTCACCGACGAGGCATGGATCGTCGGCTTCCCGACGATCGCCTACGGCGGCCAGGCCGGTCCGCGTGACTGGAAGATCGTCTGCGTTTCGCCGAAGGTCATCGAAGCCGGCACGTAACCCCCGCGCCCGGCGGCACCGGGTTGAAACTGGAGGCAGAATGATTCAGAACCATGTGGTCGAAATGGGGGGATATCGGTACGTGCTGACACACGCCAAGGCGCGCGAGACGTTGCAGGTGTGTGCACGTCTGGGCAACGCCAGCGCGGCGCTGTTCGCCGGCATGGGTCAGGGGCGTGGTGGAGCGCGCATCGCAAACGCTGTGGTGTACCTCCTGAGCTCCCCCGACCTCGGGCCGACGCTGGACTACATCGTCCAGACGTTCGCGCCGTACACTCAGGTCCAGAGCCTGGAGAGCGGCACCAGCGTGACACTATCTGCCTGTGTCGATCAACATTTCGCCGGGCGCATGGGCGATTTCGGTAAGTGGATCGAAGCCGCTGTGGAGTTCGAGTGCGGCGATTTTTTAGGCGAATTGGTGGAAAGGTTTCTCGGAAGCCTGGCGGAAAATCTCAAGGTGGACAGCTCCGGGTCACAATCCCCGAAGCTTGCAGAGACGAGTGGTACGTCTGGCGCCTAGTGCTTTCCCCGGATTTACGCGTCACCTTCGATGAGGTGCTAGACTGGCCATTGTGGCGCGTACTTGCCGCAAATGACTTGATCGATTCCGTATCTGCGGCCCGCGCCGCGGTGGCGTCAACGTAGCCCCATGGCCCTGAAAGAAGTCTTCGCACGTCTGTCCGTCGTATTCGACGGGCAGGGGAAGCTTGATCAGGGCAACAAAGCCGTCGACAAGTTCGCGAAACGCGCAGAGGACGGGGCCTCGTCGCTCGCCGGCCTGGGCGCGGGGCTCATCGGCGCGTTCGCGGGTAACGCGCTTCTCGGCGGGCTCAATCATTTCGCAGAGCAGTTGGACGTCTTGGATGACCTCCACGCCCAGACGAATATCGCGACGGACGCGTTGCAGGTCTATGGCTACGCCGCTGAAGTCTCTGGCGTACGCACGGAAGAATTCAACGCGTCACTAAGCCTCCTGCAAAAGAGCCTTGGCAAAACGACGGAGGCCAGTGGAGCCCAGGTTGAAGCCCTGAACAAGCTCAAGATTGACACGAGCAAGCCGCGTGAACTCGCTGACGTGTTGCCGGAGATCTTCGATGGCTTTGGTAAGCTCGCGTCAGCGAACGAAAAGGCCGCGGTCGCGACGAGCCTTTTCGGGCGCGCAGGCGTGCGCCTGATCCCGACACTAGAGCGAGGCCAGGATGGGATCGCAGCTCTGCGTAAGGAGCTGGAGGAGTCCGGCGGCATCGTCGACGCCCAGACGATCGCACGCGCGGGCGAGTATCGCGATAACCTGGCGCGGCTTGATCGCTCCATGTTCGCGCTGAAAGGGACGATTGCGGGTGCGCTGTTCCCACAATTGTCCAAGGTGGCCGAGGGGATTTCGAAGGCCGTCGGCTTCGTCTCGAACTTCACGAAGGGCACGACCCTCGCGGACAATGCGGGTGTTGCGCTCGCGGCGACGCTGGCGGGGCCCGTGTTCGGCGCGCTCCGGCCGTTCATTGGCAAAGGTCTCAAGTTCGCGGCGATCTTTTTCGCAGTGGACGAGGTGATCGGATTCCTGAACGGGAAGCAGTCCTTGCTTGCGGATGCCCTGGACGGGGTGTTCGGCGCGGGCTCGTCGGGCAAAGTCCGGGACTGGGCGAACGACGCGATCGGATCGTTTCAAATGTTCGTGGGTAGCGGGCAGGCCGCGTTCGATGCGCTGGGTAACTCTAATGCCTCGTTTGGCACGCGCGCACTCGCTGGTATTGCGCTCATGACCGCTCACTTCACGGACTCGTTCGCGGCGATTTTCGAGGGCTGGAGTAGCATCATGAACGGCATGACTCTGGCGATTGAACAATTCGTTCTGGGCGCCATGCAGAAATGGAACGGGCTTCTGGACGTGCTCGTCCTTCCAGACATCGTCAAGAAAGCGCTTCAGATCGACACGACGGATCAGGAACAGAAGATCGTCGATACGAAAAAACGTGAGGACGTTCGGGACATGCGCGCGTACGCCCGGCAAAGCGGAACGGGTGAGTTCGAGTTTACGGCCGAAGGGCAGCGTGCGCGGGCGGCGTACGCCTCAAGCTTGCCCGGCGAAATCGGGGCACCACAGGAGACGCGCACCCAACGAATCAACAGGGAAATGGAGACCGCGAAAGTTGAGGCAGTTGGCCTTGCGCCGGCTCAGGTCACCGGCACGCTCGCGACCGCAGCGGTTCAGGGGACCACGGCCATCCTGAACGATAACAAGACCGTCAATCTGACGTTCGGGAATAACACGACCGCGGCCGATAAGGACGCGATAAAAAAGGCCGTGGCCGAGGCGCTCCGCACGGACAACCGGGCGGCCCTCGAAGCACTCACGCAAAAGGCGAAGTAGATGGCACGCCCCCGTGACGAACTTCCGTACGTCGAATACAAGCCGAAATCCGGCGCGCCCGTGCGGATCTATGCGGACGCGTGGGAAAGCGAAGATCTGACCGCGTCGTCGATCGTCACTGAGCATGCGCTGGAGGACGGGTCGATCAGAACGGATCACATCCGCCCCGAGCAGGTCTCGTGCAACGTTCGCCTGTTCTTTTCCGAGAACCCGATCCGCGGCGACTTGGACGACAAGTTCAAGGGGAAAGTTGAGTCAGTCCCGCTCATCGAATTCAAGTACCCAGACCTCACCCCGCTTCTGTCCCCGAAGGGCCTAACAGACGCCGTGAAGTCAGGCGTTGCGGCCGTGGCCGATGCGGTCGGGCTCGGCGCGCCCGCGGGACCGACGCACTACCGCGCGCTCAAATTCAAGTCCGCGCCCGGGCGCCTGCGGTCGGTGCTCGCAACGCTCATGGACTTGCGAGCACGCTCAGAACTCTTCACGCTGGGGCTTTCGGTGGCGCGGCTCAAGAACATGGCTTTGGTCAATCTGAAAATCGCGCGCACCTCGGAAGATGGGGCAGACGGCGCGATCGACTTGGAGCTACGCCAGATCTCTTTCGTGTCGACGAAGTCGGCCAAGGCCATCCCAGTCCCGCTCGAACCCCGTGGTCAGGTCAAGAAAGATTCTGTCACGGTCAGTGCAGCAGACGTGCCCCCCGGTCCGAAACAGACCGGCGCTAAGGCGCTGGCCGGGGCGCTGTAAATGCAAACGATTACGCTCTCCCAAGGTAACGCGTTCTTTCAGCAACGCGTGGAGCTCGAGGGGACGAACTACGTCCTGGACTTCGCGTGGGTCGCACGGGCGCGCGAGTGGGCCTTGTCTTTCTACACGGACGATGGGGTCCTCGTGCTCGCCGGGATATCGGTCACGACCAACCGCCCGCTTACGGCGCGCTTCCATCATCTCGAGGGCTTGCCCGCGGGCGAGATCCTGTTCGTGGATTTGACTGGCACGATCGACGCGCCCGGATTTGATCAGTTGACAGAGCTCATGTATTTCCCCGCCGCGGAATGGGCCGCGCGCAATGGCTGATCCGAACGCTGAGAATCGGGAGCGCAAGCTCTCGGTACAGATCGATACCATCCTGCTCGAGGGCGTATCGTCCCCCGGGCTGCGCGTCACGTGCAAAGCGTCCAAGACGTTGAAACCCGAGCCGAACAAATGCGACGTGGTCGTGTACAATCTCAGCCCCGCGCACCGCGCGAGCCTGACGAAAGTGAAAAGCCCCACTGTCTCAGTTAGTGCCGGTTACACCGGGAAGCTCACGCAAATCTATCTCGGCCAAGCGATCCACGTGAAGCACGAACGCCGGGGTGCGGATATCATCACCACCGTATCGACCACGGACAGCGGCAACAAGGCTCAGACGGCGCGGATTCACAAGTCGTTCAAGGCCGGGACGAAAGCCGGCGAGGTGCTGAAGGAGTTGACGAAAGCCCTTGGTGTGAAGGCTGGCAATCTGAACGACGTGGTGCGTAAACTCAACGCGGGGGCGGGCGCTTCCGTCTACTTGGGAGGGTGTGTGATGGACGGCCACGCGCCGCACTACCTCACGTCGCTCTGCCGAAGCGCGGGCCTGGAATGGTCGGTGCAGGATGGCACGTTGCAGATCTTGAACCTGGGGTCTGCGCTCGCCGCGCGTGCGATCGTGCTCGACGAATCGAACTTGGTCGGCACGCCATCGATTTCATCCAAAAACGTGGTCGAGTTCATGACGTTCATCGGGGCGGACGTGCTTCCCGGACGCCAGGTCCAGATCAAACATCCATTCGTGGAGATCACGGCGCGCATTGAAGACTGTTCCTATACACTCGACACCCATTCGGATGACTGGTACGTCGAGTGCACGGCGAAAGGCCCGAAGGTCAAATGAGCGGCGTACGCGGGAGTCCGCGCGCGGACGAAGTCACGGCCGCGGCCGTCGAAAGCGCGCTCCACAACGTGCACGTTGCTGGGATCGGAATCGTCAAAGCCTACGATCCCACCACGCAAACATGTTCAGTTCAGCCCGCGATTCGGCGCCCGCTGGAGGACGAAGACGGGGACCTAACTCAAGAGACGCCGTCGATCGTTGTCAACGTCATGGTGGCCCATTGGGGCGGTGCGGCGCTTTCCTCACACGTGAATCTCGCCGCGGGTGACGCGGTGCTGCTCGTGTATCTCGACTTCTCGCCGGCCTTGTGGCGCCAACGCGGGCAAGTCAGCGATGCGTCGGACGCACACAAGAATGGGCCATCGTATCCCGTGGCAATCCCGATGTTTCGGCCGCTTGGCGCGGCGGGTCCGGACGTTGACGAGTCAATCGGAAAGCCCGACGGCTTGCGCGTGCATTTCACGGCGTCATTCGTGCGCGTAGGCGCGACCAGCGATAGCGAAGATTTCGTGGCGCTCAAGTCCGCAGTTGACGCGATCCAACAGAACTTGGACGCGTCCGCATCATTCGGCACGCCGTGGGGTCCGACCACGCCGGGTAACCTCGCGCCCGCGGGCGCACAAGCTTCGTCGACGAAGCTCAAGGCATAGATGGCCCTCGATACAGGCGCTCTCCAATCGGCGATCCGCGCGTTGCTGGACGTCGACCAGGCTTCGAGCGCCGCCGCCGCGGACGCGTTCGCGGGCGCGTACGATGACTACTGCGTAGATGCCGTCTTCGGGGCGAACACGCCCGCGCTCACCGGGCGGCGTGCTGGGTTCGCGTCGACGCTCGCCGGGGGCCTGGCCGCGGGCAATGCCGCCGCCGCGGCGGCGGCCTTCTCCGCGGCCGTCGCGGCGTATTGGACGGCCGTCACGGTGGCCGGCCCCGTGCAGGCCGGGACGTGCGCCTCGTGCCCCGGCGCGGGGGCGATCACGGCGACACTCGCAGCCCTGGCCGCGGCACCAAACAGCAAGGATGCGGCCGCCGCGGGGCTTGCGGGTGCGCTCGACACAGCGACGCGCACGTGTACCGCGACGGTATCCCCACCTGGTGGCACTGTGCTACCGATCGGATAGGATCAAGAACTGTGGCTCAGCTGACGGACTTCCTCCAAGATTCCAGCGGTGATTGGGATCTATCCCAGGGCCTCCGGCGCGTGCCAGATCGAGCGACGTACGTCCGGCAGAATCTTTCCTGCACGTTCAATTTTTGGCTTGGTACTTGGTTCCTTGATACGCGCGAGGGGATCGACTACTTCGGACTCGTCTATGGACAGAAGTATGACCGCGGACTCTTGACCGCGCTGTTCACCGATGCCGCGCGCGTGACAACGGGCGTGGGTGAAGTCGAAAGCCTGGAACTGCGATACGAGAACGCGACGCGAGAACTGTTCGCGGACTTCGTTGGTAAGACCGACACAGGAGCGGACGTGTCCGGGCCATTCCTCGTCGGCCTTTCATTGGGAGCGGTATCATCATGACCGAATTCGGCGTTCAAGCGGAAGGCTTCGTCCTGAAACCACTCACCCAGATCCGAGCGGACATTGTCGCGCGCCTCGCGGCATCGTCCGAAGTCGGCCCGAGTCAGGACTACTCGGACACCGCGCCACTCGGTCAGATCGTTGGCGCGCTTGCGTCCGAACTGGCCGAGATCTGGGAACTTGGTTTCGCCGTGCACACCAGCGGCGATCCCGAGGGGGCGTTGGACGTCCCGTTAGATCAGCTGCTTGCACTCACGGGATCCGAGCGTTTGGGCGCGCGGGCCAGCCGGTGTGAGGGCGTGCTCTTGACGCTCGATGCGGGAACGACCGTGCCGGCGGGGTCCGTCGTGAGTGTCGACGGCCGGCCGGATATTACGTACACGTTGGACGTCGAGGTGGAGAACGAGACGGACGACCCTGGCGATTTCCCGGGCGACTTCACGTGCACTGTCACGGGGCCCGTGGCCACGAACGCCGGCACGTTGACCGTGATTGACACCAGCGTTTCGGGCTGGACGGCCGTCACGAATCCAGACGATGCGATCCTAGGCCGCAACGTCGCGACAAATGTCGAGTTTCGCCAGCGTGCCGCGGATGAGCGTGCAAGCCAAGGGTCCACTACGGTCCGGGCCATCCGCGCTGCGCTGTTGGACACGAACGATCATCCCGAGTTCGCGACCATCGAAAAGGTCCTCGTTCTGGAGAACAAGAACGATACGACTGACACGAATGGCCTTCCGCCGCACAGTGTGGAAGTCATCTTGGATGATGGTCCCACGCCCAGTGTGGACGATGACCTTATCGCACAAGTCATTTGGGAGGAGGGTGCGGCCGGAGGGATCGACACCCACGGAAATCAGTCCGGCACGGCGACCGACTCCGAAGATCAGACACACGAGATCCTGTTCTCGCGCGTGGCGCGGATCGAAATCTACATCGACTTGACCGTCACGGTCAATGATTCGTTTCCCGCGGACGGCGTGGCACGAGTGAAGGCTGCGCTAGCCGAAGCGGGAAACCTCTACCAGGTTTCTGAAGACGTAATCGCGCTCTTCATTCGGTCCAAGGCGTTCAATGTGACTGGGGTGGTGGACGTACCCGAGTTCGCGATCGGCTTGACGTTGGCCCCCGGTGACGATGCAAACTTGCCCATGGGGTATCGCGAGCGTGCCACGTTCTCCACGGCGCGGATCAGCGTCACCGAAGAAAGTATCTAGATGGTGGACGTGCTTATATTGCCGGACGATTCTGAAGTCGAAATCGATCCCGACGATTTCGAAGTGGACGTCGACGGCCTTGGTACGATCACCGCGCATGCGAACAGGGGGAGCTCGCGTTTGATTGAACGCTTTCAGAAGCCTGTCTACCTCGCGATTCTTCGCGCCGTTGCGGACGAGATCCAAGAGGCGGAGAACATGCTCTGGAACGTGTTGCTCTCGCGGTACATCGACGATGCGTTCGGGAAAAGTCTGGACTACATTGGCAATCGTGTCGGTGAGCCGCGCCAGGACCTGGACGATCCGGACTACCGAACGCGCATCCGCGCGCGGATCCTGATCAACAAATCCGCGGGGCGCCCAGAAGACATACTCGCGATTGTCCGCGCGTTGGGCTCACATGGACATCTCACGAACACGGGCAACGCGTCCATGCGTGTGGACATCACTGAAGACTTCACAAATGGTGCGACGCGACGACAAGTGGCGGACCTGCTTGGGCAAGCGACCGCGGGAGGCGTACGCCTCCATGTGTCACGCCCGGCGACGGCCACGCCCTTCCGTTTGGGGGACGCCTTCACGGATACGAGTTTCGGGGGCATACTACAGGACCATGAAGGCGGCGCCGTAGCCGACGCCGGACAGTTGACCGACGGGAGATCCGTATGAGCGACCTCGAAGAAACCGAACAGCCCACACTCGTTCCTGTGCTCGCCACCGACGACTTGTACGATGATCCCGGCGAAGATTGGGACGGGACCGCCACACGCACGGCGCTTAGCTCCGGCGTGGAAGCCGCGGGCCTCGTCCCCGGCACCGACCTTGACGCTCAGGTTTTGAACGATCTGATCGGCCGCATCGGTCAGGGATTGGCGACGATTCTCGACTCGGCCGCAGTCAATTGGACGCTGCCAGCCGAAGCCACGGGCGTTAGCTTTGCTGGTTTTGGGAATGGTCTGTTTGCTGGACCGATCGTGATTCCCGTTGCGAACTATTCGGGCTATCGCCGCGACGTGTTGGGGGTCTATAACGACGGGGGCCTCTACTACTCTGTCGACGGCCGTGCGTGGACGAACCCAGGCGGGATCGGTTTTTCCGGCACGGGCGCGAATGGTGGCCTGACTGCTGGGGGCGCCGAGATCACAGGTGAGGGGTGGAACACATGGATCGTGGCATACGCGACAGAAAGCACTACGTGGAAGTTCCGCGCTTCCGGAAACGTTGGCGCCTCGTGGTTCGCGCTCGGTCAACTGCCAAGTGGCATCGAGGGCGCGGCGGCGCATGTAATGGGCTACTTCGATGCGGCCCCAGACGATGGGCTTTCCAATAGCAAATTCTATTTTTGGTGTGCGCGTTCGCAGCTGTTCTATCGTTCGATGGAAGATCTTTTCAGCGCGGACACCACCGACTGGACGCAAATCACGACAAGCGGATTTTGGACGGGGGCCCCGCCTCCGAGCCCGACGTGTTTTGCATCGGCGCCGGCCGAATGCGCGATCGGGATCGCCGGTTCGCCATACGTGATCAGTTCAAGCGATGGCACGACATGGGCCGCGAGTGGCACAGGCCTTTCGGGCTCTGTCTCTCACCTACATTGGGCGAGCGCCCACAATCTATGGCTCGCGTTCACGACGGACGGAAAGCTATGGTCTGCGCCGGCCGGCATGGCTTCGTGGACGGAGCGTATTGCGCTCGGTACTACACCGTTCGCGCTCGGTTCGCTCGGCCGCGTGGTGGTCATGACGCGGGCCGGTATGACGCTCGTGTCGCGTGACCTCACGAACGTCATGCGGATCCCCCCGGACCCATCCGACGACGAATGGGAATTTCTGCTCTCGTTCAATGGGGGACTGTGGATGGCGAAGTATGATGCGGCAGAGGATACGACTTTCGAGCTCGCCATGAGCCAGATCTTGCCCAGCGCGCTCCGGAAAGTGAAGGCGTGGTAATGGCTAACAAGACTGTTGCCGTTGGTTTGGCGAACGACGCGCGGCCGGGTGCCGTCCCCGCCCTGACCGATCCTGATTTCGTGCTCGTTGCCATCATCAACGAAGATGGAGGCCTCTCGCCCGAATGGCGTCCCAATGACAGTGTGGGGGCACCGGGCGCGACCGGTCCCACCGGCGCCACGGGGCCCACCGGCGCCACGGGTGCGACGGGGCCCACCGGCGCCACGGGGCCCACCGGCGCCACGGGCGCGACGGGGACCCCCGGGGGGTCAAGCCAAAACCTACAGTTCAACAGTGCTGGGGCGCTTGGCGGGATGGCCGGGGTAAATCGAGAAAGCGATAGCTCGATATCCATGGAGGTTCTCGAACTCTATAATGACGGCGGGGACCCCCCTGACCCCGGCGCCGGACGGACATCTCTCGGATGTTCGACTCTTGGCTCGCTTGAGTGTCGGACCGATTTCGGCTCCACTGTGACAGTCGCCCCGGAGGGTGACGTAGACACACGTACATATTTCAAGGCCTATCGTTTGGGCCCCGTGTCACTTAGCACGAATTCGATCGCGACTGTCGGGTCACTCGCGCTGTCCGAAATCGTCGCGGGCATGGCCAACAACGGTATTATATGCGTGGACGTCACACTTTGGGCGACGGGCATCCTGGAGAGCGGTGAACTATACGCCTCGTGTCGGACGGCAGTTCTGTTCATTCACTACAACACGACGGGTCCTGCGTACACGTTGGGTGAGATCACCTACACCACGATCAACGAGGGGTCGGACGCGGCGAGCGCACTAGACGCATTCACGGTCGATCAAAATTCTGGAAACCTACGTGTCCGGGCGACACGAAATAACGCGCTCAATGACACTACGAAGGCATGGGCCCTCGTGAACGTGAGTAAGGCCGCATGATGCTCTGGCGGTTCGCACGGTCCCGCATGGCATACGTAGCCAGCGGGCCGACCGTCACGCCTTCGTGGATTGACGCGGGCGCGGGCGCGAACGCTCTTAGCAATCCCACACCCGATTACCCCGCCACGAACGCCGCGGGGGACTTGTTCGTGTTGCACGTCTACTGCAACACCGGATCCGCGAGCACCCCAAGCGGATGGACGTTGCAGAACTCGTCCACCGATGGTGTGGTGATAACGTATGTTTTCACCCGGGACACGCGGTCCGCCGGGAGCGAAAGCGGGACGCTCGCTGTCACTGGCACGGGTTCCGCGATCCAGGCCCGGATCCACGCCTATCGAAATGTCGCAACTTCCGCGTTCGTGACCGGTGGGGCGACCGCTACGAGTGGATCGTCCACTCTTAGCATGCCCACTGTCGTCGCCGGAGGGAACGCGCGACTGGCCGTTTCGTTCATTGGGTGTAACTCGGATTCGGGCATGGGCTCGTCGACGGGAGAGAGCGGCGGGGATTGGGTCGAGTCCGTGGCAGAACTCACGAGCGGACTTGGGTGTGGCATGCAGAACCAACACGCTGCACTCGCAACTGGAGGGACGCTTTCCGGGGGATCCATGTCGCACGGCGGCTCGCGGGCGGTTTGCGTGGCATTCGCACTCGTAGGGACATGATGTACGACGAAGACGAGATCCCGACGAAGCCGGACAATCCGAGCGTCGCGCGGCGTTGCATCTATTGTGGCCTGGTCTATGGGGATCACGCCCAGACCGCCGCGCCGCAGAACGACAAGACCTGTCATGGGATCCGAAAGTATTTCGAACCCGAGCGATGCAGTAATGGCGAAGATCGATAGTGAACCCCAGGTAGACTTTCGGGCGACGAAACACGGGATCGTGGTCGGCATACCGAGCGCACTCATCGTCGCGGTCGTTACGGCCCTATCGACGGGCGCCGTGGTCCGCTACTCGATCCCCGAACGTGAGCCCGTCCGCGAGCACTTAGACGATGCAACGATCGCGACGCTCCGAAAAGAGCTTGGTGAGATCAAGGTGACTCAAACTCAGATCCTGGAGAAGCTGAATCAGGTGGAGCAGGATTCGAAAAATCGAGACGCGATTCAGGAGGCGTCGATCGCGGCGCTGCGTAACAGGTAGCACGATCGATCGCCCAACACGCTAGGCGTTTCGCCCCACTCGGATTCAGGATGGCATGCCCATGGGCCCTGATGAATCCGATCGCACTGCCAAACGTCCACCGACGCGGGCGGTAACGTTTCACAGCTTGTCACCGACGACGCGCGCGCGTGCAAGGCGGCGCTGAGCGCGTTCCCACGTTTTTACGTCTGAGCCATCGGCCGCCTTCGGAAAGGGCGCCCTCTCGGCTTCGTCAATTGCGGCCAACACCCAGCGCTCCGCGCGTTCACGGTCGCTTTTGTTCAGCTTCCCGGCGAGAGCCGCCTGGGCGCGCTGATCTGCGAACTCTGCCAGGCCCTCATTGCCGGGGTCAAGCTCGAAACCCACGCAATCGACGCCCAAGAGGGAACACGCGACGGCCGTGGTGCCAGACCCAACACACAGGTCCAAGACCGGCAGGAATGGATTCTGGGATGGGACGGCCGTCATGGCGCGACCATCGACAATCGCGGCGGGAGTCCGCTCGACCACCGGCACGCGCGCCTCATCGCCATCAACGGTGATGTTGGGATGCTCACCCCACGGTACGCCGGGGCCATTGGTGAACCACGAGACCAGGTCTAGAGCCTGGTCGAGCGGCTTCTCCGACCGATGCTTGTCCGCGCCCCGCAGGCATTTGTGCCGGAGACACGTCAGACTCCCGGGGCCGTTCCAGGTCTTTCGGGAATGCGCGCGCCCCCAGAAAAGCGAGACCACCTCAAAGCCCTGCGTGGGTCGGTCGCCGGACTTCTGGGGTTGTGACCAGCGCTCCCACGGGAGCGAGCCCGCGTATCCCTCGGGCGTGTCGTCCTCCAATTCCGCGAGCAACGTCCGCACATATTCCGACTTTGCATCGGCGCACGCCGCGCGCCAGAGGTGCGAAGATTCGTGGTCCGAGTAGACCAGGGCCCATCCCTGCACGCGTGCGGCCCACGCGGCAATGTGGGCGCGAAGCTCCGGCGTGCACGCACCGAAAGAAAGCTCTTGCCGGTGCCAGCCCCGCGAGCCCCCGCCCATGGTACCGGCGCTCGTAATGTTCGCGTGCACGTGCTCGGAGTACGGCGGATCGACGATCAATGCCTGGAACTTGCGGCCGTGTTCGACGGGGTCGAAATCGAGACAATCGCCGTGGATGATTTCGATCGTGGTCATTCGCGGTTTACCCCGGAGGCACAGAACCTCACGCCAGTGAAAATAAATATGGACAGTGCTAACCACACTAGTGGCGTTGGATCCCGGTCACGAATGCTAACGTAGCATAAAAAACCGATCAAGAAAACTATCGGACTAAGTAGGATGCTTATCCCGACTTTGAGACGCCAATTCATCATTCTCGTGGATCCAAAAATGGCCCCGTGGCCCCGAGTATGCCCAAGCGTCGATCCTTCTCCGCGGCGAGTTCCGATGCGGTCGCACGCCTGGCAGGTATCGCCCCGGGTGGTGGTTTCAGGGGGCGTGCGGCCTGCATACGCGCGAGGGCCGCACAGGCCTCATTGCGCTCGCGGTGCTTCGAACTTTTCTCCGCGGTCAAGCTGCTTTTCGCCATTCGTATGTATCCCCTACGTGGGTGTGCCCACACTGGTTTCGCTCGCGAGCGCCGCGCGCACGCGCTCGATGCCCACCTGAGCGGACCCCTCGGGTCCGAAGCGCTCATGGTACGTCGTGCTCTCCAGGAACTGTTCCGCGTCGTATCCCTTGAACGCGTGCCATGCGTCCTTGTCGGCCAGCGTATTGTGATACCAAGTTAGGCACCCGCTGTGCTCGATCTTGCGCGTGTGGTGGATATGCCCGGCATGGAATTGGTGATACTTCGTGCGCCCCCAAGACTCGCGCTGACGCGTGGCGAGCAGCAACGGGAGCGCTCCCTCCTTCGCCCCGTCTCCATGGCACGTGGCGATCAAGTTCTCGCCGAACTCACGATAGTTGTACGCCGCGATTGACTCATCGACCACCACGCGTGGGTCGTTCTCGTAAACGGCCGCGAGCCACGCCGCGATTTGAAACGCCATGTTAGGGTCGTGATTGCCTGGAAGCGCTACGAACTCCACGATTTGATGGCGCTGCTTCGCCAGATCGATGACTGCGCGCAAGACTCGAAGGCCCGTCTTCTGCACCTTGTACGCGCGGCCGTCGACGTCCAGCTTGTTCCCATGACCGGGTGTGGTTTGGGTATTTGTCTCCGCGTGGTAAAAGTCGCCAAGGTTGACGATGCGTCCCACGCGGCTCGGCGGGGTCCGCCAAACGAGTTGGCGAAAGCATTCGATCAACTGGGCTTCCGCAATCTTTAGGTCGTAGTGTCCACTCAATGTCTCGATTGCGTGCGCGAGCATGCCAATATGCGGATCGCCCCACCAATAGCATGAGAGGAAATCCCTCCATGTCTCCTCTGGTGCGGGCACCGCGAGCGCCACGCCGCGGTATTGTTCGAGCTCATCCCGAAGCGCTTGCTTGAACGCCGTGAAGCTTTCGGCTTTCGCGCGCTCGTGAGTTTCCCAACGTAGGATCTCATCGCCATTTCGCGTGGCGCGGGCAATGCGTTGAAGCGAGAAGTCCGGCGGAATGGGTTTTGGGTTCGCGTCACCTGCGCGCCGGCCCAAATCCCATGTGCCCGAAACGTTCCCATTGGCGTCGCTGCGAATTGACTGCCCCGCGAGTTCCAGGCCGTCGGCTAGATGCGGGGTCGGTGGGCTCCCGCTTGGCCCTCGGGGTACGCGCGGGCGGTATGGGATGCCGGGGTTTATCTGGCCGCGTGCACGTTTACGTTTTGCTTTAGTGGCTCGTTCGCGTGCGCGTTGCTCGGGGGTCCAGGTATCGCGTTTTGCCATCAGAAACACTTCCGGCAGGGGCCGCAACGGTGCGCTTCCGACTGGCCAAAAAAGTCGGTCGGGCATACCATGGCGCGCTGATCCTGCGTGAGGCCCTGCCACCATGGAGCCTCGGTCGGGCTGGGGAGGTCTCGACCGCGCAAGGCGTAGTCAGGGAAAATCACACTGCCCTCGGGGAGATCAGGAACGCTGCCATCGTCCGAAAGATAGCAGAGGCGCGCTCCATACGCATACGCGGCAGTACGAGCGGCTTCGAGGTTCTCGCGGTCGGCGGAGATGTTGAGGGCTAGGTTCGGCGTACCGGCGAGGAAGCCCACCACGTCGAGCGTCCGCGTATAGATCCAGAAAGGTACGTCCGGCGCACGCTCACATACCGCCACGATCCACTCGGCGTGATCGATGGACGTCACGTCACCGGACACGTGCCAACGAAATCCACCTGGTGCACAGTGGCGGATCCACGTGGCCAACGTCTCTGCCGCGTACGTTGCGTAAGCCGGGCCCTCACGAAACAGAATGTCGAGTGCTCGCTGATTCTCGGCGTACAGGGCGTACAGCGCCGGGTCATGTTTTGCCAAGCCCTTCACGTAGCACGACTCACGGCATACGGACGTGGAGCCTGGGCACGCCGGAAGCGCGATGTGCGCTACACGGAACGGGTCACCATCCCATTCCACGCTCGCTGCGGGGAGACTGAACGCGTTTGGCATCGGTGCCCAGTAGGTCCCATTCTCGCGCGTGATCTTACTGTTGCCGTCGACGAATAGCACGAGCTCCGTCCCGCCACTGTCGAACAGATCAAGCGGGATCGACGCCGAGCAGAACCGCGTAGGGATCGGAAGATGCCGCCGGGGCGCCGTGCCGCTCATCCCGCACCCGTAAGGGCAAGCGCACCTATCTCACGTAGCTGGGCAAGAACCTCATCCCGCGCCCTAATTCGGACGATGTCCGCTAGCCTCGCGGCGGCGACTTTTTCCGCCGCGGAAAGGATCGCCGAATGCATGACCACGGTCATGGACGCTTCGGCCGCGAACAAGAACGTGAGAGCGTCTTGGATGCCACCGGTGGGCTCGCAGAATTCCGTCACAATCAGACACCGTCCGCGCTCCATCACGCCGTCGATGACCTGAGCCTCTTGCCCGGGCGTTAGTTCCGTCACTTCGTATTTTTCGTCATTCATCGCTTTACCGCCACGCTAACAGACTGCTCGAAAATCACGCCGGGAATCACCGGGGGCTCGTCGCCCTTGTGTGCCTTCACCACGGCTTCGATTTTGGCCGTGTCCGGGGTCCACCACTCATCCGGGAGCAAGTCCGGGACAATGCGCTTCACGGCCCACGAGACCGTGCGCCGGCCACCACCGGGCGTCGCCTGGGCGAGCGCCGTCGACACCGTGAGGGCCTCCACGAGGGCCGTCGAGTCGTCGGTCTCGGCCGCGATCGTCGCGGCTTCACGGGCCTCACGTTCGGCCAGGATTCTTGCCGCTTGGTATGCTTCTAGTTTACCGCGGAAGTCCGCTTCGATCGTCTCCGCGGCGCGGATGCCCGGGCGGAACATTTCCTCAATCGTCGTCGCGACTCTCTTCCAGGGCTGCGCCGCTTTCTGCCTGAGCGCCACAAGTTCGTCCTTGCTCCGTCGGACCTGGGCACGGTACTCCGTCACGGTCGCGTAATCCGCGTCGTCGGCCACGACGATCGCGGCGAGAGATTCCGGTGTAGCGTCCGCCTCGAGCTCGGCCTGACGCGCAGCAAGATCGATCGCGAGGCGCGCGCGCTCCACTGCGATGATTGCGTCCGGCGTGTCTGGGCGTGCCTGTGAGTCGATCACTGTGATCGCAGTTTTGGCCTTGGCCATTAGCGAAACCTCCCAACGAATTTCATCAACATGGCTGTCGCGTCCAGAAGATTGTGGACCTCGCTCCCTCTCGCGCGACCGTAGTAGTCGGCCCCGGGTCGCCCGGGGTGTAACGCGCATTTCTCGGCGGCCTTCATGATACGCATACCGGTATCCGCCGAAAAAAGTTTCCGTTCAGCGGGGGTCAGGCAATCTTCCCAAAGGCGAAGGTGTTGGGGCGGCTTCGCTTCGGAGCCCTTCCACTCTGAAGGAGTCATCTCGCGTACTTGAGGTGCCCCCACGCAATACGCGGCGTGGGCGCCAGCCCATGCGAGCGCGATCAAGTCCTGGGTACGCGCCGCATCCGAGCGTGCGCCTTGATATTCGGGGCGTTCCACGATCACGAGATCAGGGATCCGCGAAAGCGCCGATCGGGCGTATCGCGCCTCGTTCTGATACACGGCTCGCAAGACCTCGTCCTCCGCTATGGCCATGGAGCAAAGCCGGACCCCGGGATCGATTGCGAGTATGATCATTTGGGTCCAATACGGTAGAGGCGCTCCATCGGTTGCTCGCCCTTGCGCGATACGCCGGACATTCGGCGCGGGGCCTCCCACACGACCTCCCCCACGGGAAAATCATACTCGCTCACCCATACGACGGCGCCAGCGTCAGCCCATTCACACACGCGGAGTTCGAAGGCGTCGTGGTCGAACGGCGGGACGCCCGCGTATCCTTGGGTGCCGCGGTATGGTGGGTCTAGATACATGTGGACACCTTCGTAGATGAGGGCGTGCATGAAGTCCTGACAGGTGAACGACGCGCCCGCCGCCGCCACGTCTGCTTTCACGCGATTGCGAGACGAGTCGAGCATCGAATACACCGGGCCCCCAGGACGCACAGCGCGGGCCTCCGCCAGGCCGCGGAACCACTGGCCGCGGAACGAGAGCCCAAAGCCCACGAACGCCGCGACGGGGTCCTCCGCGGGCAACGTCTTGGCGAACGCGTAATCGTCAGACGTGAGCTCTGGGATCCAGTCCAGAAATCCGGGATCAGCCTGGACAGCGCGGTACAGGTTGATCAGGCCCGCATGGACGTCGGAACAAATGATCGGCGGGCCAAGCGCAGCGGCCATCGACAGACCGCCACAGAACGGATCCCACAGGAGCGCGCCCTGGCGTTCGGCGTTGATGACCTTGGCCATACGGCGTGCGATGCGAGACTTTCCGCCAAGGTACCTCATTTTCGATACCGCCGTGCTATGAATCCTTCAACCGCGATCGGGAACCCCTCGTCCCACTTCGCCTCGGAAGGGCGCGTCATGCACTCGGACAGCGTGCGGAGGCCCCACTCCGCGCGCGCGGCCTCGACTTCGGCCACGATTTCGTCATGGACGGTCAGGATGATGTCCAGACCGGCGTCGTCCGCATTGACCATCGCTTCGACAAGCTTATCCCGAGAGAACGACTGGACGGCGTTTTCGCAGAGCCGGCCACCGTATAGATGCGCGTACCCCTTCGGGCCGTAGAAGCGGACCTGTGGTCCGAACTTACCTTCGCTAATCGCCGCGTTGCGGTACACGACCGGGCGCCCACTGGGGAGTACCAACGCGAGATCCTTGCCGACCATGTCGAACGCGAGCGACACCGCGCAATCGACCGCGACGCACGTCCGACCGTCGACGGCTTCAACCGCGGCGCGTTCGAGGGCGTACCAAAAGTTGACGATATCTGGGTGCATTTCACGCCAGGCATCGACAATGATTTTCGATCCGTGCGTGTACGCGTTCCCGTTGCGGTCCTGTTCGACCACGCCACAGATCGGATCGCTGCACAGACTGCCGGGGCCCGTCTGGCATTCGGCCGCGGCGCGCCAGACCATGCCGCCCTTTTCGGCTGTGATCTTGAACTTTGGGGCGCCCATCTGGTACCCACACCCGAGCTCCGCCTTTTTCGAGGTGTCGCGTTCGGTGAAATGGGTTTTCTTGCCGAATGTCGCTGGATCGATCGAGAACAGGCGACATGCAAGAGGCTTGTACGCATCACCTCCGGCGCGGAATAGCGCGAGCGCCGCCGCATCCCCTGCGGCCCATGCGTTGCCACGCGCCTCGATCCCGGAGAAGTCGGCGGCAACGAGCACGCGCCCCGGCGGAGCCATTGCGCACGCGCGCAAGAGCATGCTGATCTCGGCCTGATTCCACAGTCGGTGCGCTCCAGTCTCAGCGCAGACCCGATCATCGTCCCACCCGGGATGCTCCACCCCATCGATCTTGGCAGGGGCGACCGACCATCCGTCGACGCCCAGGCCCTCCGGGTGAGGGAAGTTCTGCCACTGCATCCCCCCGCCCGCACCACGGCCCGTATGGGCCCCGTAGTACCGGACGTTGTCTCGCATACGCCCATCGGGGGAAACGCGCGCTAAGCCCGCCCTGAGCTTCCCGCTGGCTATGGACGCGAGCGCCAGCCGATGCCGGGCGAGGTCCGCTACGGCGGAGTTGTCCGACCGCGTGAGGGGCTCCACGTCGTCGTATTGAGCGCTGTCCGTGTATCCGCCGGCCTCACGAATGCGCTGACAGAACGTAGCCGCGTGCCGCAACGCACTCACCTGCAAGCGCGCCGCGAGTAAGATCTCCGTCTCGAGATCCACGCCCTTCGCGATTCGCTTCCGTAGGTCCGCGGGCGAAAACTTACGGGGTAGCTTGACCCCGCGCGCGAGCGCCGCGGGGACGAACAGCTCATCTCGGATGGCCTCGATCGGGATGCCGGTGATTTCCGCCGCGGCGTGCGCGTCCGCGTCGAGCAACGCCCGCGCCAGGTCCGAGTCGAACAGGAGGCCCCGATCGTTCGCCTCGTGCCAGACTTTGGCCACGCGCGGTTCGAGCTCCGCGAAGTCTTCTAAGTGGGGCCAGGCTAGCACTATTATCTCGACATCGGTCTTGCAGTATTTCGCGACACGTTCGAGCACCGGTCGCGTAAGCTCGGGGAGTTGTCCTAGCGTCGCCTTGGCGCGGCTCGGCTGAGACAGGGCGAGCGTGAATCGATTGCCCTCGGAATCTTTCTCGAGGCCGGCGAGGCGTTCGCCAAGGTCCGCGAGCTTGCCTGGTAAGCCGCTCGCGCGCGCCATCTCCGAAGTGTCCAGCCACAGGCGTGGCTCCGGCCAGCCGAGACGCGGGAATGCGAAGCGATCGAAGTTCCGAGCGTTGTGCGCGGCTATGACCGGCGCTTCCGCGAAGTCCGGCATGGGATCGCCGTAGTACCACGTCCAGTATTCGCCCGAGTGAACCCCGTTGATCGGCGCCAGCGTAGCCACGCAGACGATCGCTTCTGTTGACGCATGTGTCCAATAGTTGCGTCCACCAATAACTTTGAGGTCCGCGCGGGAGCGGCTCTCGAAGTCCAGGAGGAGGACGGGCTCAGAGATCACGCCCGAACCAAATCGAGGTACGCCTTGGCCTCTTTCACTGACGCCTGGACGTCATACATGGCCCGATGCTTGTCGGATTTGATATTTTCGAAACCCGGACCCCAGACACGCGCCGCTGCCTTGAGCGTGGACACGTCGAATACGCGGTAGTGGCAGCGCTCCGCAAATCGCGGCATGTGGCGATTGATCCAGCGCAGATCGAAGTGAACGGATCCACCAGCTAGGACGACCTTCTCCCTCGGGCCGCCGCAGTAGGTGTCCACGAACGCGCGGCACATCTCGTCGGCCTCCCCAAGGGGCACGCCCTCGCCACGCGCAATCAAGGCAAGCAGGCCGTTGCGCGTATGCATTTCGCGCACATAGTCGTCCATGGCGGGCTTCTCCGCGGTGAGAACGACAGTCTCGACACTGTCGAGGACTCCAAACGTGCCATCAGGTCCGTCGTCGACGACGGCGCACGCGACCTCCAGGATCTGGCCCGCATGCTCGTCCAGGCCCGTTGTCTCGAGATCAACCCACAGCCAATTATGTGTCAACATATCTGTTCCTTTCGAAATGAAGGGGGCGCACGAGCGAGTCCACCGAACCGGGAGGAAACAGACCGTGATCGGCTGCATTCGCCGTGCGCCCGGTGGTATGAGTGACTAGACTTCCTACTGGACCCCGGTGTGTTTCACACCGTATAGGGCCGTCCGGAAAGGACTGGCTCAATCCCCGATCGGGTCCCTTGCAATAGGCCGGGTTGTACATTCCCGTTATCCCGTTCGCCTGACACTCGGGGCTAGCGATGTCTCTAATCACTCACACCACCCGGCGCACGCCGGGTACCAAACGAGGACGTGCGCCCTCGCCGGATTGCTCTTACTCGACCGGCGAAAAAGCGCAATCGCGCCAATTGCCGCCCGAATTGTCTTCGGCGCCTTTGGTGACTCGTACGCGGCACGACGAGCCCTTGAGGGGGTTCTCACCATACTTTTCGACGGCAACGCCACACGCTGCGTCCAGGATGGACACGCCCTGTTCGGCCTCTCTAATGAGTTCGGCGACTTCGTCGTCGTCCAGATTCCCGAGCGCGATCACGAAGTTCATGACCTTGCCGGCGCCGGTATTCCACTTGTCCGTCATGGCCTGGACCCAAGCGAATTGCTCGCCCGGTCGGACGAAGTCCACGTCCGATTCCAGGACCTTCAGATCGGCAATGAAGGTATCGCCCTTCGTGATGGCGCGGCGGGTTTCAATCAATTCGATCGTGCCACTGAAGTCGAACGGCATTTGCGGGAAGCGGCTCCCGGCGGGATTGACGCCAGCGAAGCGCCCTTTCTGACTGGCCGCGGGCGAGGTGACGCCAGCGGTACGATTTCCGAAACGTGTGGTCATTGGGTTGTACCTATTCCTATTCCTTGTCTTTGAATCGCCATCGATACGGGCTGTCTTGGGGTCTAGTAGTCCTTACGACGTTTGCCCGCAGTAGTTTCTGGCTCAGACCAAAAGTATCACGCCCAAACTCCGACTCACGAATGGACGCCTCGAAGCCGTCGAACGTGTCGCCGCTGGTCATGAATACGTCCACGACCACGGGACGGGTCTGCCCGGCGCGGTGCGTGCGCCCGAAGCACTGCTCGAGGTATCGACTCGAACGCGGGGGGTTTACGAGCCCATTCCGCGCCCAGGCCTGGAAATTCCGCCCGCGCTGATTCGCCTGGCCGGATACGATTATTGACGGTGGCCGCCTGCCCGTGGCGCCGCCCGCGGCGACCTTGGAGACGTGGGCCCCGTTCTTGTCGAACCCCCCGGCACCAAAGTATCTTAGGCCCGTGACGGCTGACAAGGCCGCGCCGAACGCAACGTTCCACGTCCAGACGATCGACGGCTCCGGCGATTCCGCCAGCCATTCGGTGACGGCTTTCAGAACGCTATCCGAAAGCCATACGGCCACACTGTTGGGGGTAAACTTTTTCTTGACCGCGTCCCAATCCAACACCTCCGGCGCGGTCGGGAACCGGCGCGCGACCGCGAGCTCCGTATCACAGCCAATGTCCTGATCAATCACGTCGCGAACGAAGGCACAGAATCCTGACCGGGGCCCTAACCACCATTGGGGTGGACGTGGATCCCATCGTAGGTACATACCGCTCCCAAGTTCGCCCGCGTGCCGGTACACGGACAGCGAGTCCGATGTGGGCCAGCCGTCGGGCGTGACGTGCTTCAATCGAAACTTTTTGAAATGGGTCTCGAGAATCTCATCCGGCGGGGCTACGATTTGACGCACCGTGAGTGGCTGTGCGCACGAGTCACCGTCGACGATGACCACACCGGGGGTCTCGGTGAGGCGCGCACGGAACGCCGCGCGCACGCCAGTCAGGGTGCCGCCCCCACCAAGCATTTCGAGGGCGCCCGCGTATGGCCGAGAGGCCGCGCGATACCCCGACGCCTCGTCGATCGCAAGACCCCAGTGCGCCGCCTCGCCTGCTCGTAGCGGCAACGGCGCGCCATCCTTGAGGCACCAAACGAGGAGGTGATGGAGGTCCATGATCGAGAGCCGGCCTGGCGTTCCCGTCCATGCACAGACGGCCGGCTCGTACTCCCCGACGTAGCGGCCGATCCGCTTGACCGCCGCGGCACGCGGGTTTCGCAACGTGTCGGCCTCATCGATCACGATCAAATCCGGCCGCTCGCGGTCGAGTAGATCAACGTTGCCAACGAGTGCAAGCTCGTCGACGGATACGATCCGTATACCCGGCCCCCGGCGCCAGCGACCTAGGTATGACTGATAGAATGCATACGTGTCCGGCCGCAGCCCGCCCGGTATGATGAGCATCGGGCGCTCCGCATCGAGCACGACCGGCGCGAGCCATCCGAGGAGCGTTTTACCGAGGCCCACAGGGGCCCCGGCATACACACCACCACAGACCATGATCTCGTGGAGTATCTGGCCCTGCCACGGTCGCAAGGCCTCGCTCGGATGCAACGAGAGATGGGCCGTCAATTCGCGGGCGAGTTCCGCGGCCTCCCGCAGGTCAAGCGTTCGCCGCGGGAGACCCAACACGCGCAGCAAATCCGGCGTGCGCTGGATTGCGGATCTCACGCCGCGTTTCGCGCCGCGTTCAGGGCGTCGGCCTTGACGTCCAGCATGGTTTCCGCAAGCCGCAACGCGCCCATTTCATCACAGGCGAACTCGGCCTTGATCGCGTCCAGTAACGCCGTCACCTGATCAGCGAGTGACGCTTTCGGGGCGCGCGCTTTCTTGGGTGCGTGGTCCACGGGCGGGTCGGCCGGCGCGGGTCCATTCGCGCCCGCGGATGGCTCAGCCGGCGCGGGGCCATTCGCGCCCACGGGCGGCTCGGTGGCACTGGGTGCGTCCTTTTGACCGAAGCGCTTGCGCGCGGGCGGGGCAACCGTCGTGGCGATTTGCGCCGGCGTTTCCGGCGGAGGCGTCGACGGTGTGTTGGCCGCGGGCGATTCGACGGCGCCAGCGGCGGCGCCAGCGGCGGCGGCCTTGGCTGCTTTTTGGCCTAGATAGTGTTCCTTGAAACCCATGATTGCGATCCTTCCTATTTTGCGTTGAGCCTCACATGGCCCGCCGCGAGTGATGTGGTATGGGCACCCGCCATAGTTCTGACAAGCGTCAGGATTCGGCGGACACATTTCGATACTGTCACGTGTCCCGAGGTCACGAGCGCGATCCACGAGGGCCGCGAGGTGTACCCGGCTCCCCTCATACGTGACCAGGGCGTCGACCGGTTTCGAAAAAGTTTTCCCTTCGGTCTGCATGTACACCCAACGCATACCGTGGGCCTCGGTATCGAAGGCGATCATTGCGTCGGCGGTGTAGAGGACGCCCTGGGGATCGGTGGGGGCTTCCGTTGACGTGAGGGCGTATCGCTCGACGTTCTTGGACGTTTTATAGTCGAACGTGTACCAGCCTCCCCCCGCGACGAGCGCGGACGAGATCCCCAGGCGCTTAGCCTCGGTATGGGCCGGATCCATGCGAACCCTCAAGTCCACATAGCCGAGCAGGCGTACGCCGTCGAGCACGAGGGCCGTCCGATCGGGCGCGGCTTTGGACGGATATGGGTCTGAGCCAAGGGACCGCTCCACGCGGATCTCGAGGCACGCCTCCCGCGCCGGGAGGTGGGCCCGCCCGGACAAGGCGATTTGTCCGATGTAGGAGGACCAGGGCCACCGCTCCTCGGGCCCGGTCCGGTACAGGTAGTAATCCTCTAAGCATTCGTGGACGGCGTGCCCCCGCGCCGTCGAGCGCTGTCTCGATGTGGCGATCTTTTGCCAATCGGATCCGGCCACTTCGATTTGGACCCATGTCACGTCGGGGTCGCGTCGGCGCTCGACATGGTCGTACCACCATTTACGCTCACATTGAGCGGCCGTGGAAAACGACGAGGGGGAGTGGTGTGATATCATCCGGTGTTGTCGATCACGCCAGGCTTGCTGCGCTGCGCGCAAAGCCCGGCGAGCACGTGACTGGGTTGGGTGGTCTAGCCCTGGCCTCGTGGCGGTACTAGCGCCGCGTCCTAAGCCATCTTGCCGGGCGTGCTCGCCGGTATCGGTCATACGTGGGGCCGCAACGGAAAGTGTCAGGGGCCAAACATCGCTGGAGGAGACACGAGCGGAGGATTCGACGATGGCCCCTGACCCTATGAGCCTGGCGCAACTTCGCACCGCGTGCCAGCGTAGACGCCTGGGCACGAATGACGGCAGAGATCCCGACGGTCGACGCGACGACTGACTTCCTAACCATTTTGGAGTGCGAGCCTGGCAAGCGCCTGGCGAAGCGGTATACCGATCCGAACGCCCCGCCGGAGGATTACGACGGCGGTTGGCTGTACCGTCCCGAGACGATTCCTGTCGACGACCTGGACGACTTGGCCGCGGCGCTCGCGCTGCTCGCACCGGATCCGACCCGGTGCGTGATACGAGGCGCGGAGCGGCCAGGACGCCTTGCGGAGTGGGTGCCGCGGAGGTCAGACGACGCGAAGCACGAGACTCTGGCCGACTTCGAGGGCGCGCCACACCATTGGGTCTGTCTCGACCTGGACGCGAGTCTACAGGGCCTTGATCCAGCTGATCCGGCCGCGTCCATAGCCGAATGGCGCGCGACGCTACCGGGGTCCCTGGCGATTTGCGGGATGGTCTTTCAGCTATCGGCCAAGGCGCATCTATACCCATACCTGCGGGGGCACGCGTGGATCTGGTCTGAGACGCCCGTCAACGACGGGGCGCTGAGGATGTGGTGCGCGGCGAATGACTACGATCCCGCCCTCGCCCAGGCCGTGCAGATCCATTACACGGCGGATCCGGTGTTCGTCCAGGGGCAGGATCCGTACGCCGGTCGACGCATCCACGTATTCGCCGGACCTGACGCCGTGATTGACTGGGGTGAAGCGCCCGCGCCACGCACGGCGACGATGCACGTGCGCACGGCGCCCGCGCCGCGCACGGCGCCGTCGGTCGCTCCGGAGCTTTCCCACGACGTGCTGGCTG